GCCCTACTTTTGTTAAACTTGCAATAACATTATTAAATTTCTCTCCACCCGGTCCGGATAGATATGTTTCTATCGCAGTCGTAGCTTTATCCATAACAGTCGTCATCTTTTCGTCCCAACCAAGACTTTGAAACTTTTCGTCTGCTTGTAGTTGGTCGAAGAATACTGTCAATTTATCAGACACGTTTGAAGCGCCGTCTGCCAATTTTTGTAACGCAGGAAGAAACGGTGTTACTGCACTAATCTCTAAAGATTGAAGTGCTCCGTTGAATTGATCTAGGGCTCCTTTAGTGTTATCACGCATCGTATCGGCCATTTTTTTAGCAGCCCCGTCTGCTTTTTCCATCTTATCGGTCATATCACGAAGCGCCTGACCCCCGCCTTCGATTAACTTTTCCCAAGCAGGGGATGCTTCTACTCCGAATATCTTAGAGACTGCGGCTATCCTTGAACTATTAGAAAGTCCCTTCATACTATCATGTAATTTATCGAGAATATCAGCAAGCGGGAGGAAGTTATTTTTTGAATCAGTAACTTTGACCCCTAAAGTTGAAAGCATTTGTCTAGCCGCCTTTGGTAGTGCCGCTAAACGTTCAAAACCCATACGTAGTCCTGTACCGGCCTTATCAGCCTTGATTCCGTTCTTTGCTAACAAAGCACTTGCCGCTGCGACAGATTCTAACGATTGTCCTGCTGCTGATGCAATTGGAGCTACATACATAAATGTGTAACCTAAGTCCATTATTTTAGCTTGTGATTCATTAGCCGCCTTTGCTAAAACATCTCCTATATGTGGTATATCTTTTGCTTTAAGATTAAATCCGGCCATTGTTGTTGTCATAATTTCTGTTACTTGACTAAAATCTTCGCCTGCAGCAACTGCAGTATTAATAGCAGCGGGCATAGCTTCCATTATTTCATTTGACTTAAAACCAGCAGCAGCCAATTCATACATACCATCCGCAACTTGTTTAGAAGTAAAAGAAGTATTCTTGCCTAAATCGATTGCCTGCTTTTGCAGTTGTTTAAATTCCTCGGGAGTAGCCTCAGCAACAGCTTTAACTTTTGACATCGCCGCCTCAAATGTTATCGCTGTGTCCAGCGCATGTGATAACCCTGCACCAACTCCGTAAACGGCTCCTGCTAACGATAAATGCCCGACAGTCAGATCAGTTACTTTCTTATTCATCAAGTTCATACGATTGTTAAAGTTACTTTGCTCTCTTCCCGCTCTAGACTGCGCATCACTTAATTTATTTGTTGCTCTTGTTGCGGAATCAACGCTATTTTGCATATCTCGTACAGATCGAGTTACACTACGCATCGGAGCGGATAACTTGTCTATCAAACGTATCGTCGCTTTTAAGTCAAACGCCATTTACTTTCGCCCCCTTTCCATGCGTTTACGTTCTTTCTCTTCGTCTTCTAACACTAGCAACATGGAGGCATAGGCGAATCGTTTCGCCCCTTCGTCCCAATTGTAGACCTCATGCGGAGGAATGTGATGGCGCTGGAATATAGCGTGTAATAACCACGCCTCTCCACCGCTTTTTATGAGTTTGGGAGTTCGTCCTCATCTCCAAATCCGGAAAGCTCCATAATTTCAGCGGATAACTTAGCAATTTCACCGGCCAATAGAAGACTTTGAATCGCTGTGCTAGAATCTCCGTACTTGTCTAGCAATTCCTTTGCGTTCCATTTCGGTACTATACAACCTTTTTCAATAACTAAAGCTCCGAATAACTCTTCGTCTAACTGCTTTCCTTTTTTCGTTGTAAACGTAGCTTGTTCGCGAATCTTCGTTATTTCTTTACCGCCAATACCTTGTAATTCGAAGTCTACTCCGAATCTTTTCATCGGTACTGTCTTCGTAGGCTTGCTGTCTCCAACGGATAGCAGAGCTTTTAATACGTCATCTTGTTTTGCCATTGTTTCGCTTCCCTTCGATTGTCTATCCCGAACGCTTGCGCATTGCATTCGGGAAAATTAAAAAGGCGGATCGCTCCGCCATTAAATTACGTCCAAATACTCAAAGCCTTCGAAAGTAAAAGGTAATTCTTCTTCCACGATGCTTCCAACCTCAAACTTAACGATGTCGATCTTATCGAAGCTAACCGCCTTCAGACGGACACGAAGCGTACCATCGCTCTCAGGGTCGGCAATTTTACCGATTAATTCGGTTACATAAGGAATGCCACTATCGCTCGCTACAGAACCGATTGCTTCCGCAAGCTCAGTAGTAATTTTATATCCGCTAAGTGTTCCGGTTCCTTTTAATCCGGTAACTTTATGCTTGGCCCAACGAGTACCAGCCACTTTGAGTTCTTCCTTCTGAATATCAACGGTAGCTTCGAAGTTACGAACGTTGGTAAGCCAGTTACCGTTTGCGTCGAACACTTGGCCGAATGTACCATTCAATACTTTAGTGGAATCTAAAGACATTCTTTATCACCCCTTTATTAACTAACTGTTACAGTCAGTAGGATTTTCTCCATGCTATCGATTTCACGATAAGCAATCGCTAAATAACAAGTATCACCAACACTTGCGTAGTTAGGATCGAGTCCAACGCTGATGTCTGTAAGTACGTTGTTAATTTCAAGACGCTCCAAATAAGCCTTAACCGCAGCGATAAGACTCTTCTGGCCATCTTCGTTATTGTCGAGCTTTCCAATGTAGCTATCGGAAGCTGTCTTCGTAACGTCAGTAGATACCGCCTGACGAGCGCGGATAGCACGGATCTTCTTACCGCTAGTAGTAATTGCTTGCTCAATTTTGCATTTATCGCCATCATTAACGATAACAAGCGACCCTTTAGACAGCGACGTTTTGATCTGTGCATTAGTCATACGCTTAGTTACATCCGATATAGGCTGAACATCGTATGTTAAACTCTTGTCAATCGCACAACCGGCAATTCGACCAGCGATGAAACTTGCGTATTGATGGGATGTGTAGTTAACTCCGTTGATAACTTCGCCAACTATTAAGTTAACGCTGTAGTCGTCCGCTAAACGAAGTGATCTTGCGTCACCAGTCGCAGGAGTTTGGTCGTCAGTGCTTGCCGTAGCAGGCACAGCGCCGAATACAGCCATGAAGTGTTTACCGTCAGCCTTATTCGTTTTGCACCAAGTAAGAATATTATCCTGCTCGGTAGCAGTTAAATTTACGTCGCTTCCGTCAACAACAAACACGTTGAACGGATAAGCATCGAAAGCAGAGCGCATATCAATCATGTCTTGCGCATAAGTACCGGAAGCATACGCAGGCATCGTATAAACAAGTACCTCTTTGGCTCCACCTTGTAACGCAAATTTAATCGATTGTATGTTAGCAGCTCCGAATAGGTCAGACGCTTGCTTTTCGTTTTCTACGGTATAAAATGTCTTTGCTGTTGCTGTTCCGCCACTGTAAACGGCTAACGGAATGGCTACAGTACCGCGAGCGCCACCAGTAATCTGCGCAATCGCAGCGTTCTGGAAGTTAATATATAAACCTGGGCGTGTCGGTAAAGACGTTGGATCCCAAGAACCCCCCATTTATTTCACTCCTTTATATCGTTTCTGTACGTCCGTAGACGTGCATAATCTTGTCAAACGTCGCTTGATCTCGTGCTTCGCGGACTTGCGTCTGCAATACGCCAAGACAAGCATCGACTCCACCTTCCGTCTTGAAAGGTTGGGAAAAATTAAAACCCTCAACGCGGATATAGCGAAGAGAGCCAGTTATAGGAATTACTATTTGTCCGTTCATTACCTTACGGCTGAAATCGTCCATCTTAGTTAACACATCAGCCGAATCGCTACCGAAGTAAACGACTTGGTAATCACGCTCAACAAGCATGGAATACAACGTATCAGTACTGCGCCTATCGTTAAGAACTCGAACGACGAACGTATTAGGCTTCGGTTCAGTAGGTACGTTTTGCTTCACGACATTTACCGTTGGGTACAGCGATTTGACAAACGCTCCTACCGAGTTAATTTCGTTTACAATCGACACACTACCACCCCTTTTCCCTTAACGCTTTTTCGATTTCTTTCTCGATGTGCTGTTTCCATTTATCCTCATTTTGCTTCGCAGGCTTATCGAGATATTGCGGTATCGTACCAGGAGTCGTAGGATTCTTGAACGACTCTCCGTGCTTTTTCGGATAAACTTCATGCAGATAATACGCATAGTTAAAGCGCTGGCCCGCCCATTTACCTTTTTTAGCGACCTCAATAGCTGCTGCAGAAATCTCGCCTGTCAAATCGATTCCACTGCCTTTTATATCGGTACTCATACTGCGACGTAACGTACCTTTATCTAACGGAGCGACATCTCGTGACTTAATAAGCCACTCATCCATTACATCGTGAAGTCCACGTTTAGCGCCATCTCCAACGATTTGACTAGCTTCCTCTATCGCATTCAAAAATCTCGATAAATCAATACTAATCTCAATGTCTGCCATACTACACCTCCACGACGGTCAGGATCGGCTTACCGTTTAGCCCGCGTTTTACACTAATGTTAAGTGGCTTGTAGGTATGAGTCGTTCCATTTTCGTCAGTAAATGTAATAATGTCGTCATATGAAATCGGCGCAAGTTTATCGAAATAAATCTGAACACGACTTACGGCCTCGCGTGTAATAACTCCGTTCACGTTTCCGCTAGATGTGTTACCGATCGTTAGCTTCGTATGTTCCTGCACACGGCACGGTAGATCGAAAGGTTGTGCCGGTAACGGCTTTCCCCAATCGTCAGTACCTGCGCTTGCAGGCGTGATAGTAACGGTTTGTCTCAATGGAACAATAGCCACGTTACATCACCGTCCATTTCAAACGGGAACCGATCTTTGGTAACGTCGAATTTGCAGGATCAGCGGTAATGATTTGATAAGCGTATTTAGGGACAAAACGAAGCAAATCGTTATTATTAGCAAGCGACGTAACTGACGCTTCTTTAAAGTTAAAACTAGCAACACCTTGGATAGTAACCGAAGTAACTCCCTGCTGCTGCATCTTATTCGTATCGTTAAATACGGTAGCGAGTACCGCGCAGAACTCATATACCGCATTGTCCGGAATTGTATATAGAGGAAAGGCGTTCTGCAGAGTACGCAAGGCCACATTCACTATTCGCTCTTTTTTGGCTGGATCTGTATCCGTCCAATCGTCTATATCAATTACGTTCTGCGATATATAATCGTCAGCATCCCAATAAGTTGCCATGCGTTACACCTCCGTTTTATTTCTCGGAGGTTTTAGCTGGCGCTTTTGCGGGCTTTTCCTCCGCTTTCTTTACAGGCTCATCTACTCGTTCGACATCGGACATTGCGGATAATACTTCGATCTCTGCTTTGTCTTCGGTGGAGTATTGTCCAGCGAAAAATTGCTTTAAATCTCCGTTAACATAAAACCCGAACCTGTCGTAACGGCTTTTAAACTTTGCCATACGGTACCTCCGTAAAATAAAAGCCCGCAAGCGAGAACCTGCGGGCGATTAGTTAATATTAAGACAATCCTTTTAAGCGACCATGAGCTTTTTCTTGCTTGAACTCAAGTGTGTACTCACCAACCAAAATACCAGTAGTGTAGTCACCTTGATCTCCCATGAATTTATGGAAGAAATCACGACCTTGAAGCGGACGGATAGCAGCGCGGTTAGCGTCGATAAGAAGTAATTCGTCTGCGTTCAAGTTGTTGTTCAACACGATTTCGAACTCACCAAATTCTGATACGAAGTGGTCAACTTTAACACCACGGCTGTTTTCAGCTTGAGTAATATAAAGCTTGTTGTTATCGAATGCAGAGATCGCACGCTTTTGCTTTGCGCCTACAACGATTTTGTAATCTCCGCCGGAAGCGAATCCGCCTGCTTCGTATATAGACTGAGCAAGGTCGTTGATGTTAGATGCCGCAAGTGCAGCGTTAACAGCATTAACGTTCGTAGCAATCCAGTTACGGATACCTTTCATTTGGCGAATCTGCCCGCTGGTATATCCAACGCCGCCCAAAACGGCCTTCTCCAATTGTAGGGCTAGTTCTAATAATTTTTTCTGCTTTTCGTACTCATATAAGTCAGAGATTCCGTATTGAGTAACGGCTTCTGCGCTTCCGCTGATTTGGATCGCATCATCGAAGATTTGTGTGTTGTTGGACTTTGAAACGCGAGATTTGTAACGAGCAGTTCTAGCGTCAGCACCTTCGCTTCCTTCTACGAACATTACTTCGATCTTAGCTTGGTCAGCAATTGCCGCAGCAGTAGTTCCTCCGTATGCACGAGTAACAGTTAGAGTGTTACTAGATACCGCAGTAACAAGCATTAATTCGTCGGCAACCTTAACAACGTGACCAGCACGGAAAGGAGTTCCGTCAACAACAGGGATCGAAGTAGCTGCGTTAGTTTGAGCGCCAGATACTTTTGATTCATCGTTATAAAGCTCATCTTCATACCATTGATGGCTAGTCTGCGTTACAGCCTGCCCAAATCCAAGTAAGGAAATCATTGGAGTGGTATGTGGATTAAGAAGAAGCACCTCGTCGACAACGCTGAGCTTCTTGCCAATAAGCGAAGCATCATAAATAGGATTTTTAGCCATTTTAAATAGTCCCCCTAATAGTTAATTGAAATTAAAAAGACGCCCGATATTCGGTGCGCCAAGTTTAGTAACCTAATTCACGTTTTAATGCTGCATAAGCAGCCCTATCATCCATTCGTCCAGTACGTTTCGCCTTTTCTGCCGCTTCTTTCAGAAGTTGTTCAGCAGTCTTAGCGGTACTATCCGGAGTCGGATTCGATGAGCCTCCGATTGTCTTCGGCTCTTTCTTAACTTGCTCTGCCAAATATGGCTTTGCTTGTATTAACGCATCCACTACGCCTTTAACCCCTTCGACGGCGCCGTCATCGTCAACTTGGACGGAGGATAAATCTGCGAGTTTGAATGCGTCTTCTAATGCGTCCGCTCTAATCCCAAGTTCTTTTGCAACAAGCTTGAACTCGGATTTGATGAGACGCGCATTAGCTTTAGACAAATTGTCAATTGCTGTTTTTTCTGCTTCTTCTTTTTCCAATTTCAAGCGGTCGATTTCATTCATTTCAGCTTTTTTTCGGTCTTGTTCTGCTTTTTCAAATTGCGATAACTTACTCTTTAAATCATCGTAGTCAGAATATTTTTTCTGAACTCGATCAACTCGTTTTTGAATCAGCATATCAAGTTCGTCTTGCGTCATTTCGACCTTTTTAACACCAGGCTGTTTATCTTCTTTTTCCGGCTTATTGTCGTCAGGTTTAGCTCCGTCATCAGGAGTATTGTCTGGCGTAATATCGGGCTCGCCGCCGTCTGCGAAATGTTGAAGATTCATTTTAAACGTGTTCATTTATACCTCATCCGTTTTAAGGCCGTCGCCTATTAGTTAATCATCCGAAAGTTTAACGCCATTTCGTAAGGCAAGATAAAAAGAAACCGATTACTCGATTCCGTTAGGTAGTCTCGTAGGACTGATTACATGTTTGCAATTTGGATGAAAAATACCACGGCCGGATTTAACCTCGTCAAGCGTAGGGTAATCTCCAGGTGCGTCAAGTGTTAATTTAACGATTTTGCCCTCCCATATACGGCAAGCTTCGTGCTTTGAATAGTTAATGCTAATTCTGCCGTATAGAGCATCACGGGCAATTGCTTCGTTAATGGTGGAATCCAAATGAGCGGTCATCATCTTTGTTCTAACCGCCATATCAACATAAACTTCTGGCTTCCATCTGCGACCTGCAGCATCAATAATGCCGGTTTCTACCGCTGATCCTAATTGCTGGCGTAAACCAGTAAGTATATCGCTAGAAATCGTCCGCCTGCCGTTAATACCCTTCGCCATATTCGCCCGCATACTATCTGCGGTAACTTGTCGCACAGTAGCACGGACTTTACGGCTGACGTTTTGTGTTACGGCGAGCAAATCCGATTGTGTGTCGGCAATTACCGCTTTTACTAACTCACGGTTAAGCTTGTTAAAACTAGCGATACTAACCGCTTCTTCTACAGTCTTGGCGACTCCAAGCGAATATAGCGTATTTGCAACGCCATCTTTTACCGCTGTTGGGATATGCTCGTTAATCCAACTGGAGGACGTTTTATCGAGTTCTTTAAGAATCTCTGCGATAACAAGTAATGCAGCCTGTGCGTTTGCATACGATAAACTACCTATATCCAAGCGCTCTAACTCTCGCAAAATGTCCTGCATAGCTTGCTTGTACGCTGTTACTAGCTTTTCGATACTGTTATCATAGTTAGGCTTCGGAAATTGGCGGTCAGCCATTACTTACCGCCTCCGCCACCATTGTTCGAAAAAATAGACGAGTCAACGAATCCGTTAGCATTCTTTTCATCTTCTTGAATGCGATCGATAATCTCTTGAGCTTGCGTATCGTCCAAGTTATCCATGCGTTTGATAGAAGACTTAACGTCAAGATTCGGCTTACCGCCCAAGCGAATCTGCATGATTTCGGCCTCCTCCTTATCGTTCTTAGGAAGTCCGTCTTTCCAAGTAATTTTCGGATAAACCGCCTCATATGCAGTGAATCCGTCAACGTCTTCATTGGCGTAATTCTCAAGTTCCATCGCAGTCCATAGCGCATCACGAATCGCTCTATCAACTTGTACGCGGATACGCTTAACCTTCGATAGAATCGGCATAAAGCGAGCTTTAATCGCAGCTCCGTCAGTATGCGACGTACCTGTACCGCCTTTTTCTTGTCCGGCCACGGTCGTTCCGAATAACCACTGTGGCGTTTCACTCATCTGGAAGACTAGCGATAATAACAAGTCTAACTCCTTGAATACACCGTCCAATTGTTGCGTTGATAGGAACGTCATATACCCAGGAGTCTGCTCATCTTTAGATACCGGAACGTACTTTCCGCCAAATCTGATTTCGCCATCTGTACCTGTTTGTAAATCCGGACCATACGCAGTCGGATCGCTGTGCTTATGCAAAATATAATCGAGCTGAACGAGTAAATCGTTAATAGCAGCGAGAACACTTTCTATCTTTTGAACACCGCTGATACCTTCCCACGAATCATCCACCGTCTTATATGGCGAGTGAAAGACTAGCAATCGCGGTACTCCGGTTTCTACAATATCGGAATCTTTGCCTGTAGCGACTTTCTCTCCAATAATAAAGCGTTGGATTGGCGCTCCATAGCTATTGTCTACGTCGTAAGGATGTAGGACGAATTTTTCGTATTGGATATATCCAGGAAGGTGTCGTTCAACGTTTAAGAACGGCTTTTCGCCTTCTCCTCGAACATACACCCATTCGACGAAAGCGATATTGATTGCCTTAAATTTCTTCGCATTATCTTTCGATAACTCAGGAAATACATACGAAGGATTTACCGCCTCGATAATCGGTTCCTTTGTAACACCTTTAGGAACGTAACCTATTGCGGAGAAGTCCTGCCGGTAATCAAAGAACGTTTTAAAGAAGCTGTCTCCACGATAACCTCCGCCAATGACAGACTCATGAATCTGCAAGTTCAAGTCGTTTTCTTCAACGATTCGATTTAACGCTTTTTGCTCCGGACTATCCTCCGGTAATCCAGTTTCGTATGTCGGAGGTTCTCCGATTAGCATATCGGCTGGTTTCGTTAACAATACGTCCATAATGTTCACAGCGATGTATAACTTTTTTAACTGCTTGGCATGCGGTGTATCTTTTAACAAATCGCTCGCCCGCTCGTAGATTTCCCATAGATTACCGTCAAACGTTTTACGGCCACGGTAATAACGACTTAATCGCTCTACGTCTTCAGCAGGCGGAAAGATTCCTTCTGTATAAAACTTCTTCCCTTGCTGGAATACTTCGTAATTAACGCCATCCGATTCAATCGATGCTTCACGCAGTCCAGATTTAAACGGATTTAATGCGTTTAATACATCAGGTATACTAGGCATCCAATCGCCTCCTTTCTATAGCCATTGCGGTTTGTTGTGTATTATCTTTTTACGTTTAATTATGTTTTCAACTGCCGTTTGAAGGGCATCTAAAATATCGTCGTTATCTACATTTGGGTATTGTTCAGCCTGCTCCAATAGCCCTGTAAAGCGTTTATCCGCATGAATCACTTTATTAGCGAATAACGGCTCCATTGACTCGATACGTTGCTCCTTCGATGACTTATGCGACTTTACCTCGTTAATACGGGTATAATAAATGCCTTCCCGTCTCATCCGCTCTTTTAACTGTCGGCTGAACTCATGGAAGGCTCCGATTGTTTCAACGCTAAACGTGCTATGTTTATACTTTCGCATCTTATCGATAATCACATCTATTACCTCATGTGGCATTTTCTTCGATGCGTAGACGTCAAGAATGTAGATATAGCCGGTTTTCTCGTCTTTACCGACGGTAATTACTGCATTATAGTCGGACCGTGCGTTCTTACCCATTGCGATGTCCCACGCACCGCTGATCGTCAACTTACTGTAGTCAATCATCGTTGAATCATAGTAAGCCCAATCGTCAGGTACGAAGAACTGCTCCTCTTCGCTGTATGTCTTCAGCAAATACTCCGAATTAAAGGCCCGTAAAGTCATGTTAGCTCTTTCATTCATCAGCGCTTTATATGTCCAGCGCCAAGGCCACGCCATTTGTACGCCGATTTCCATTTCTTCACGGTTAGCTTCGTAAAAGGCATCCGCATCAACCGGTCCCTGCGCCGAATATACTTCGAGATACCGTTGCCATATCTCCGTATTCTCTGGCGGATTAATTACCGCAGGATACTCTACACATTCGAAGTCTTTACGACTGAACACGTAGTTAATTAGACCGCTTGCTGTAACCGGCGTACCGATGACGATAAAGCAGGTTGCACTCGATCCAATAGGCATAAGAACCGAGTCGAACCAGTGTATTAGCTTTTGGCGGGCTTCTTTCGTTCCTTCATTATTGAGTGAGGAGGGATCATCCGTTATACATAGGTCAGGCCTGTACGATCCGTGCCTTTTCCCGCGAAGCTGTTTTCCTGCAGAAGATGCTTCGACTAATGTACCAGAAGTTGTCACAAATGCTTCTTGATTATCCTTTTCGTTCTGATTGGCCCGCTCATGTAACAATGGCCCGAAGTCAGCGATTAATTTGGCGTTGAATTTCAGGTTTTTATTAACAAATTCAATTAACTTTTTCGCCAATCCATCCGTCTCTGATAGAACGAGAATGTATTTACGTTGGCGAAATACGACTTGATGGAGCGGAAATCCGTTACTGAATTTACCGGACTTTGACAATCCCCTTGCAGCCTTAATGCCGAGGCGGGCATTCCGCTTATTGTTAAGAACGTAGTCAATCTTATCGTGAAAGGAGCGGTGTACAGGCGCTATTTGATCGAGGTCTTGCGGTAAATTCTCGCCGTCAGCCTTGATAAGATTGTCTTCGTTAGCAGGATTGCGTATGTCTGATAAGTACTCGTATTCGAAATAGGCGGAATCCACTTCGGCACGATGAATGCGTTTAAGACGCTTCAGCTCACGTTTAATGCCGACTAACTCCTGTAGTTTATCCGCAGTTAATGCGTTAAGATTAGCGGAATACTTAGCAAGATAAGCGTCCATTGTATCGATCATATCCTGGCGCTCTTTGCGGTCTATCCAGTGGTTGTTTACCCAAGCGATAAATAACGTCCTCCTTTCGATAAGATATTGACGATAGTAATATTTTCCTGTACAATGAATGTAACATAACGAGATTACGATACATTCGTTAAACGGGAGGCGGTTACGATGGAAATCGTTCAACCTATACGTGATAAGAAGCAAATTGAAGCGATGAAAGCTGCGTTACATGGTCGGAATAAGCTTTTATTCATCTTCGGAATTAACTCAGCACTACGTATATCTGACGTTCTTAAGCTTAAAGTCGGAGATGTACGCGGTAAGACTTCGTTAACCGTCCGTGAACAGAAAACCGGCAAGTCTAAGACATTTGCTTTCGGATCTAATCTCGTTAAGGCGATTAAAGAGCTGATACCAGCGGATTCCTCCGATACTGACTGGCTATTTCCGTCACGTAAAGGAGATAAAGCGATAACTCGCGTCCAGGCTTATCGCATTCTTAACGATGCTGCCGATAAAGTCGGGTTAAGCGAGATCGGGACGCATACTCTGCGCAAGACTTTCGGCTATCATGCGTATAAGGCCGGTACGGATCTAGCGTTATTACAGTCGATATTTAATCACGCTAGTCAGAACGTTACGCTCCGTTATATTGGCATCATCCAGGACGATATTAATGACGTGTATGTGAGCGTTAATTTGTAGATAGAACGGAAATAACCGCCAAGTGGCTGACACCTCTGGCGGTTTTATTGCGTTTGTGATAACGTTGATATTACGAGTGGTACCGATAAGACAGTCAAACAACGAATAGCAGCGATAAGATACCGCAACGACCTCCGATAAAGTCCAAAGTTTATTTTTACAACGTGCGATCTGTTGTAGCTTGTCGTGGCCGATTGACGCCCCCGCCTTGGGGGTCTGAACGATGGCTAAAACGGTCATGAATATCGAATACATTATGTTGCATAACGAATGTAACACAAGTAAAAAGTGATACATTGACGGAGTGGTATAAACGTTGATATAACGCCATTCTTAATGGGTAAGCACCGTACATATAACGCCACTACTTTATGCACTCGCATCAACCGCTATATATCAACGTTCAGCAATGCGG